GGACTTTATACCATCTAAGGTATTGACATCCAGAAACAGGAAAAAGTCTTTTAAATATGGTTATGACGCAGATTTAGACATTATTGTGATATCTAAGGACGGCATGGTTGGTGATGTCGTTCGCATCAATAGCCTCAACATAGCGCTTCCAAAAAAACCAAAAGAAGTATACAAAAGGGCATCTGACAAGAAAGACCAATATTGGGAAGCTTCAGAATACCCAAAAGCACTAAAACCTTTACAAACTATATTCCAATGGAATGAAATGAACAAGGATTTCAAGGAAACTTGGGTTCCTTATATCGAGAATGAGTTTGACAGAAGGGAAAATGGTTTTTGGTTTATGAACAACGGAAAGCCTGTGTACATAACTGGCACACACTACATGTACTTACAGTGGACAAAGATTGATGTAGGTAAACCAGAATATAGGGAATCAAACAGAGTATTCTTTATATATTGGGAAGCGTGTAAAGCAGATGATAGATGTTACGGAATGTGCTATTTAAAAAACAGACGTTCTGGTTTTTCATTTATGTCCTCTGCTGAAATAGTAAATCAAGCAACAATAACATCAGACTCTAGGTTTGGTATACTATCAAAAACGGGTAGTGATGCTAAAAAAATGTTTACGGATAAAGTTGTGCCTATATCAGTGAACTACCCATTCTTTTTCAAGCCCATACAAGATGGTATGGATAGGCCAAAGTCAGAGCTTGCCTACAGAGTTCCAGCTTCTAAACTCACTAGGAAATCTATATCAAACACCAGCGTTACAAATGACCTGCAAGGATTAGATACTACTATCGACTGGAAAAACACAGGAGACAACAGTTATGATGGGGAAAAACTAGCTTTACTAGTACATGATGAAAGCGGAAAGTGGGAAAAGCCAGATAATATTCTAAACAATTGGCGTGTAACAAAAACTTGTTTACGTTTAGGTAGCAGGGTTATAGGTAAGTGTCTTATGGGTTCTACCTCTAATGCTTTAGACAAAGGAGGAGAAAACTTTAAAAAACTATACTACGACTCAGACCCAACCACACGTAATTCAAATGGGCAAACAAAAAGCGGACTATACAATCTGTTTATTCCAATGGAATGGAATATGGAGGGTTTTATTGATATGTATGGACAGCCAGTTCTTGAAACTCCAGAATCACAGATAATAAGTATAAACGGTGATTATATCAGCCAAAGCGCATTAGAATATTGGCAAAACGAAGTTGATAGTCTTAAAAACGACCCTGATGCGCTAAACGAATATTACAGACAATTTCCTAGAACAGAGTCTCATGCTTTTAGAGATGAATCTAAAAATACCATATTCAACCTTACTAGAATATATGAGCAAATAGACTACAATGATTCTTTTGCTATAAAGTCTACAGTATCAAGAGGTAACTTTCATTGGAGAAATGGTCAAAGAGATACTGAGGTTGTATTCAGTCCAGAGAACAAGGGAAGGTTTTTTCTGTCATGGATTCCTAGTAAGGAGCTAATGAACAATGTTACAGAAAAGAATGGTAGGAAATATCCTGGTAATGCACACATGGGTTCTTTTGGTTGTGACTCTTATGATATATCTGGTACTGTAAATGGAGGGGGTTCTAAAGGGTCTTTACATGGAATGACTAAATTTCATATGGAAGACGGTCCAACGAATATGTTTTTCTTAGAATATATATCAAGACCGCAAACTGCCGAGCTTTTCTACGAAGATGTATTGATGGCTTTACATTTTTATGGTATGCCGATACTAGTAGAAAACAATAAGCCAAGATTATTGTATTATTTAAAAGAAAGAGGATACAGAGCTTTCTCTTTAAATAGACCAGATAAACACAGAAATGTTTTGTCAAAAGCAGAGCGTGAGCTGGGAGGAATACCATCTTCTTCTGCCGTAATCTCTGTACACGCAGAAGGTATAGAGAGTTATATAGAAAACCATGTGGGTGTACTTAGAGACCAAGCCAACATGGATTTTGGAAGCTGCGGTAATATGTTTTTTAATAGGACTTTGCTTGATTGGGCTAACTATGACATAAACAATAGAACGAGGTTTGATGCCACTGTAAGTTCTGGGTTTGCTATTATGGCAAATCAATCACGCAAGAATATAGGACAAGAAAAACGTAATCAAATAAATATTAACTTTGCAAGATACAGTAACAAAGGTTTTGTTAGTGAAATTATTAAATAAATATGATAAATAAGCCAAGATTCAATTCGGGTAGTGGTTTTCCTAATCAATTTGTTCCAGACATCGAGAAGGACACATATGAGTATGGACTTCGAGTAGGTCATGCTATTGAGTCTGAGTGGTTTTCACGAGACTACGGAAGTAGTATGTATGGCGAAATACGTTCTGAGTTTCTAACCAGACGTTTGTATGCTAGAGGAGAACAGCCAGTAGATAAATATAAAAACGAGTTAGCCGTAAACGGTGACTTATCTTACCTCAACTTAGATTGGACGCCTGTTCCGATTATCCCTAAGTTTGTTGATGTCGTGGTCAATGGTATTCAAAATAGGCTTCTAGATGTTAAAGTAGAAGCTGTAGACGATTTGTCTTCTATGAAGAGGCAGATGTTTAGAAGGGAGATGCACACAGACATGCTTGGAAAAGACCTTTTGCAAAAAGTAAAGGCAGAAACGGGTGTTGATGCATTTAACATAAAAGAAGAAATTGTTCCTGACTCTGAAGAAGAGTTAAATCTATATATGGATTTAAGGTACAAACAAGCCATAGAAGTTGCTGAAGAATCAGCCATCAAAACTCTTATGGAGATAAACGAATATGATGAGATAAAAAGACGTGTAGATGAAGATAATGTTGTTTTAGGTATATCTGCACTCAAGCATTCTTTTGATGTTCATGACGGAGTCAGGATAGATTATGTTGACCCAGTGAATTTTGTTTATTCACCCACAGAAGACCCAAATTTCAGGGATTGTTATTATTTTGGGGAGTTAAAATCAGTTCATGTAACTGAAATAAAAAAGATAAATCCAAGTCTTACTCAGGAAGATATAGAAGAAATATCTAAGCTTGCTAGTAGATTCGATGGTTATAGAAGCACACAAAATTTGCAAAGCCAAAGCGGCCTTGATAAGGCAAATGTATCCTTACTTTATTTTTGTTATAAAACAGACAAGGAAATAGTATACAAGGTTAAAGACACTTCAAATGGCGGAAAGAAAGCACTAAAAAAGGATGGTTCATTTAACCCTCCAGAAGGAGAACAGGAAAGATTTAAAAAAGTATCAAGAAGAATAGATGTTTGGTATGAGGGTGTTCTAGTAATGGGCACAAATCATTTACTAAAATGGGAGCTTATGCAGAATATGGTTAGACCTAATTCTTCATTTCAAAGAACTATACCTCCTTATATTGTTTCTTCTATTAAAATGTCTAAAGGCAACATAGATTCTTTGGTTAAAAGAATGATACCTTTTGCAGACCAAATACAACTTACTCATTTAAAATTACAGCAAGTAGTTGCTAAAATGATTCCAGATGGTGTATTTATTGACGCAGACGGATTGAATAGTGTAGATTTAGGTAATGGAGCTTCATACAATCCATCAGAAGCATTGTCTATGTATTTCCAAACAGGTAGTGTTATAGGTAGAAGTTACACTGAGGACGGAGATTTCAACAATGCTAGAGTGCCTATTCAAGAGCTTACTAGCAGTGGTTCAAATGCCAAGATACAGAGTTTGATTAATATGTATAATTATCAACTCAACATGATTAGAGCTGTTACAGGTATTAATGAAGCTAGAGATGGAAGTAATCCAGACCAATACGCTTTGGTTGGACTTCAGAAACTTGCTGCACTAAACAGTAATACAGCTACTAGACACGTAGTTCAATCTGGAAT